GGCCTTACTCCCCGACATCTCCCGGGAGATCACTCTCCCGGTGGTTGCGTGTTCGTACGCGAACATGCGCCGAAAAGGCAGCAGGGAAGTACTGGCCGAGCTCTACACGGGCTCTCCTGTCCCACGCGAGAACCGTTTGAATTCTCGTGTGCGTGGACAAGACCCCCCCAAGACAACCGTCAAGGGGCTTAGGCCAGTTCTGCTTCCCCGGCTTGATCTCATGTGTCCGTACCTTCTTATACTTGCCACCTCTGAAAATAAACTCCTGGTTTGCGCACATCGAAACGTACGCAGAAAGGTCAGAGTTGGCAATGAAAGCGTCACCAGGTTGATAATCCTCTACGTGGAGACCATCCACGTAATCACGATTACGGTCAACCAACGCTCTCAACTGCTGCCGGTCCTCCTTGGTGCTAGGAACAGCAGGTACTTGAAGGGAACGGATGTATCTCGTTGGGTCATGAGGCCCGTTATGTGCAGCATTCTCACACAGGTAGAGCTCCTTCAGGCTGGCACGACACCAGGCGGGGACCCTCAGTCGCCCCTTGCATGGGTGACCGAGGCCGCCAAGTGCAGCCGGGAGCTCCGCGGGCCTGTGCTTCTTCTGTGCAACCAAACGCTGCTTGCGGTAGATTGTTCTAGCGCAGCGTGCAAGTCGGTTGAAAGAAGTCGAGTCCACAGAATGCTGACTCATGACCCCATTACCTTCCCTAACGAACTCCTTCAAGGATGCTGGTCGGAAGGATTCAAGATTCCGGCGGTCCCGCTTCAAGAGCGCATACGCCTCGCAGAATACGAATCCTATCCTAGACCGGTACGACTTTCCTTCATGGAGTTCGCTTCCTACGGCGTGGGCCCTAGAGCCGTAGGAAGGCACGTTATCGCGATGAGTCACAGCTGCAAGGTCATCTCCGCAGATGATCCTTGCGGGTCCAAGACCTGCGCTCATCCAGTGATTGAGGAGCGAAAGTATGGTAAAGGAACAAGGCGTACCCATAAGGGAACCTCGAACCTTAGGAACCAAGACCTTCGCGTCTCCACCCTCCCCAATCACATCGTAACGTGCTCGGCACCTAACTGCCTCTTGTTCTGTCATGTCACACAGACGGTACTCGACATAATGCGGTCTCGGGCCTACGCCCAGGGACTCCCTGAGCTCATGGTAAAGGAAGACGGGGAGACCTGCCTTCCGCAAACCATCACAGACCGCGATAATAGCATCATGTCCAAAACCATCTGTGGCGCAAGTAAGATCTGCCGAGAGGAAGACCTTACTATCATGCAGATACCCAGAGAGTCTGCCCAAAATTTCCTCTTCCGTATGCGGGGCATACGGCTGGATCTGAGGAATGGCAGACACAACCTGGGGCCAGAGAACCTGTCGAACAAGGTCACCTCTGGCGAAGCAGTGTGCCGGCGGGATAGTAATGATCCGTGCCTTCATCCCCAGTTCCGCAATAACCGACGCTTGATGAACCACAGTCTCCCCGGCAGCTTCGCGCAAGCAAAGCTCAGTAGCCTTGACCAGATTCCTCTGGGCAGAAGCGACTGTCGGGTAGACGTGGTACTTCGCACGTCGGGTCTTGCGACTGAGTGCGTGCCCGAACGCACGAGCGAGGATGGACCTGTCCTGAGACAGTGTCTTAGCTTCTCCGCCACGTCCGAAACCAGACGCGACTTGTCGCCAGGCTGGCCCGGCGAGCGAAGCAATGTAGGCATTATAGCCTCCATCCTTTCTCTTACGTTCGGCCACTGCGGCAGCCGACGAAGGCACGGAAAACGAGATACTTTCTTGGAACCTACCATTCAGCAGTGTAGCTACGTGATGCTTGATCGACTCAAGCATAGCTCGAGGCGTCACGTGTCTGCTGGACAGTCGGTTTACGTGTTGGGCTACAGCTTCACGAACAACAGACTCTGGTGCGCTTGGAAGAGCGCGCGCAACTCGCGAGAAAGCGAGCTTGCCCTTTACCGAGAGTCTCTTGTCAAGCCATCGTGCAAGCTGTCCTGGGAAGAATTGGCCGTCACTTCGACGTACTCTGCGTTGTTCAAGCGCAGATGCACGGAGTTCGCCACACAATCCTTTTACGCTACGGGCAGTCTCCAACCAGCCATTCCTGGCAACGGAAAGAGAAAGCCACTTGCGTATCTTCCAGGATCCAACACGGGTTCCAAGACCACAGGAGATCAAGCCGCACCACATTGCTTTCCAAAGCTCTGTGGTGTGCCGATCAGATCGACGACTAGGGACTGCACGCGCAGACCTCCTACGGCCCGCGGATTTCTCCACGGGCTTCGGAGCGCCGCTTGCGCTAGGACCCTTAACCGTCACAAACGGAAAAGCCGGTAGGCGTTTCCGCATGATCCTGTCAAGG